CTCATCATCAGCAGTCCAGTGGAGATAGTGAAAATCGCCAGCCGTATTCGCAGCATTGGGACCAAAATTTAAGATTAACTGTCTCGCATTTGACACAAGTGTAGAGATGGCGTCATCTGCTGCATCCGACGCATTTCTTGGGTGAGCATTGGCTGCAAATGGGTTATAGGTCGTTACCGATGGGGCGTCAATCATAGCTGGTTTCAGCGGAACGACAAACGCATTTGCCGTCGTGGCAGTATAGGGGGAGTACCATATTTCGCATGATGCCGCAGAGCCGACATTCTGCACCGGAGCGACATCATAGGCAAACGACTTCTGGTAGTATCTTTTGCACTGTTCGTATTCTGCCACAAACGGGATATATTGGAGCGCCGTGGCTGATCCCCCGATCTCCATTTTGACACCAGTGATACGGAAAAAGTTGGAATTGGAATCGAGTCCATTGACTTGAGAGGCCGACGCATAGAGCGCCCCAGCCGTCCAAGCTCCTACAGTGCCGTGGAAGTTCGACCCCGCCGCTAACGTCCAGATTAGCTCGGCTCCAATGCCGGTTGTATAGTTCCACGTTCCCGCTGCTGGAGACGAGCCGATGGTAATTGTTTTATGCTCAGGGGTATCTGCAACATCCACAGTGTACTCTGCAATGTAGTATCGGTCCGTGCCGCTATTGCGTATCGCAAAGGAATGGACCCCCGTCTTCGTGGAAGATACCCAAAATGAGACTGTGATTTCTCGCTGGGCAAAGTGTCGCCAATTCCCACCCTCGATTTTGTGCCTGACCGAGTAGGTATCGGCTGCACCAATAGCCGCATCAGCCGTGGTCACATCGACTTCCAGGCTGTAGTTCAGTAAGACGCCAGCTTGCGCCACGCTAGGGACAGTCGTGGACTGTCTCAGCGTGACGACTCCAGCGCCAACTTGCTTCCAGTGAAAGCGGTCTGCCGCAAATTGTCCATCAGCCGCAGCCGCGAATGTCGTACCACGCTGCCACACTTCCATTGTCCCATTGATGATTGGATTCTGGATTGATGTGAGAGAAGAGAGCGGGTTAGAGACAGCGGTTCCGTCAGCCTTCATAGGCGTAAGGCGGAATTGCGTGGTGGTTACGGCCACCACCAAGATCTTATCTCCCGTTGCCGCAGTAAATGTCCCTCCACTGGCAATCCCGTCAATCAGCATATTTGCGCCTGCGACGAAGGGAGCCGCCGCCGCACAGACCAGTAACCGCTGGGCACCAGCCTGCGGCGAGGCGACAAACCCCGTTGCGGGAGTTGCGCCGGTATAATTCACCGTATTCCCAACGGTAATCGCAAAGATATCTGGGGTTGCTGATGATGCCACTGTAGAGATGGCTTCGTTAATGCCGCCGACCATTGAAATGTCTGTAACGGCTGATAAGGCGAGGCTGGCAATCGTCGGGTTGTTAATAGTCGGGTTGTCTTGCCTGACGACTGATCCTGTACCTGTCGCCGTCGTGACTCCGGTACCGCCTTCAGCAACCGCAACAGGGGTTGAGATCGTCCCAGCACTCACCACATTAGCCCAGTCGATTCCTCCGCCAACCTTCGCTCTCGCAAAACTCCCCGCAACAGGCGCGTCTACGGATTGATCCACAGTCGAAGACGACTTGCTGAACGAGAGACAGCGGCGAAGATGCTCTTTCACTTGTTGCAACCGCATCGCCAGCTTGTCAAAGTCCCGCTCAATGCGCTCTGGTGGGAAGGTTTCGGATTGGTAGTTTGAAGTCTGCGTGGTTGGCTGCTTGCGAAGTCGCGTGATAATGGTTCCATTGGCATACGTGGCAACCGTCGTGATATTCCCACCGCCATCCACCCCGACACCCGACACGGCATAATCAGTATCAAGCGTTAAGACCGTTTCGTTCGCCAGCACTTCAATTTCAGATTCATCAAGAATCTTGAAGGTGTACGGGAAGACGGTCGTGGCCCCGTTCGCGGTGCTTCGGTTGACGGCATCAGATTCATTCAGCATAGTAACTCCTTATGGTCTGACATACTTCTTAGGGGTCCGTAATGTAGTGCCGAGCACACGAGTTTGCTCACCAAGCGCACTCGCCAATTCAGGATCAACGCCAAACAACTGCCTTGCCGCCACAGCGCGAGCCTCGCGTACTTGCATCTCAATCTTGTCACGCTTCACTTGGTCGGGGATGTCGTCTCGACGCAGCATCGGCAAGAGAGCAGCAGCCCGCTGCTCCCATTGAGCGCCAGCGAGTTTTTGGTATTCGGCATATTCTTCATTGTTCAATTCCAGGTTATGTTTCCCAATGTCTCGACGCGGTTGCTGGATCGCCACACCTAAAGATAACTCAATCTCCGCGATCTCTCGCAAGGTTGCGTCTTTCGATGGACGGCTCACGAATATTGGGTTGAACCATTCTGTGCCCCAGGCACTTGTTGGTTGACGTACTGCATAGCCAAACTGGTTCCGTAGCACAGGCACGGCTGGGAGTCCGTATTTCTCAGCCAGCGAATCATAGCCTGGAAACCGCGCCAAGATTTTCTCCAAGGCTGTTTTAGCGTCTTTCATCAACAGTGGATCTTCCGGTGTTGCCAGAATCTTCTCCACGCTTCGCGCCGTGGCCCCCAGAGGGATTAGGCTGGTTGTGCTTTTGGCAATCAAGTCGAGATCAGCCTTAGTCTTGACGCCATTAGCGAGCGCATGAATGATGCCGCTTGAATTTTGGAGAAAGTCAAACGAGAGGTTGCCGACATACGCGGTTGTGAGAAGCTGCGCGATGTCTGACTTGGTGTGTTCATCGGCCTGCATCCACACTTCTGCTACATCAGCAGCCATACCCGCAAGATTCCCGACAATACCGAAGCGGTTGATCTGAACACTGGTGCCATCATCCGCATTGACGACCACACTATCCGTGAGTCCATGCGCCTCAATGTCTTGCTGCCGTAGCTCTTTATTGTCAGGCCCACGCCCACGGAGGCGTCCATTTATTGCCGCATAGAGCAGGCCGGACATCATCATGGTGCCAACCGCCCACTTACCGAGCGCGATGTCTCGCTTGACGGGATCGGCCCCGAACATATCGCTCTTGAGTTCCTTGGCGATCAGTTGCAACGTCTCGCCGGACGCTTTCTGCCCCATCGCCCCAATCGCGTGCGAGACGGGAGCCAGCGGGGTCAATTCCCACGTCGCCTTTGAGGAGTTCACCAGCGTTTTGAAGAACGGCATGGAGATGGTGCCCAGCAACCCAGTGCGCTGATCGGCCACTTCACGCAAATTCAACACGCTCTGCCCCAACGTGCCGAGCTTTTGATTCAGCGAGACTTCTAGCGAGAACTGTTCACCAGACTTACGGATCTCTTCTGGTAATTTCGTGGACACATCACGCCACAACGGCTTGTACGACTCATAGAATTGCTGCTCGGTCAGTCCTTCCCGCACAGCTTGCTGCGCGGCTCGCCGGTACACGATGGCGTGTTGCTCTGCGGCCATCGCCATATTCTGAATGAACTGATCGCCAGAGAGCATGAGCCGTCCAGGCAATCCCAACGTTACGCCCATCACATCAATGGCGCGGCTCACGAAGCCAGCCCGCGAAAGTGCCGGACTGCTCGCGGCATCACTTGGCTTGGTAATACCAGCCAACTTGCGAGCCGTGGGGGAGTAGTGGAACATCGCCATGCCAGATAGCGGGTTCTCGCCCATCGCGGTTTCTTTCAGGGCATTCGGGCCAATTTCAGGCACATGCGTCTTGGCAACCCGCCCGGCGAGCTTGATGCTGTCCCAGAACGACGAATAGAGCCCATGCAGCATCGCTTCATCTTCCCCGACGATGACGCCCGCTTTCCCGCCCAGGAGACGGCTGACTTGCCCGATGCGTGCTCCAACAGTCCGTGCAGCAAGATGCACCGGCAGCATGCTTGCCGTCGCCACTAGATTCACCATGTCACTCGTCGGGCCAAGCATGCCGTTAATCACGACGTACTGCATGGCTCCGCGCCAGGTTGGATTCTTGGCTTGGTTGATTGCGGCCACGAGAGCTTCTGGTTGCAAGTCAGGATCGGCCAAGAGCGCCTTCAACATCTCTTCCGGCCCAAGGTCTTTATTCCCTGGACGCTGAAAGAACGCTTGCAAGGCTTTCTTTTCAGCCGTGACCAATCGAGTCGGTTGCGTGACCTTATTCGGGTCAACCGTCTTTTCTCTAAAGATCGCCTGGATCTTACTCAGCGCCTTCCCGACATCTTCCGTGCTCCCCAACTCAATCGCCTTACTCGCGCCCTTAATGAGTTTCAGGAATTGCGTGGAGAGTTCAGGGTGCTCAATAGCGGCGGCCATCTCTAACGCCAACTGTTCCGGTTCAGGCTCTTTAGCGATGATGTTCAATAGATCAAGCTGTTTTGGCGCTCGCGTTCTGGCTCCGCCAGTGGGAGGGGTGAGCTTGAACGTCTCTCGCTTCGGAGAAAAGACGGAGGTGCCCGTGGAAGCACGAAGATCCTGCGCCTGATGTTCCCTGATGGTGGCAAGGCGATTCTGCTCGTCCTGCTTGACGAAATCTTCCTGTTTCCCCGCCTTCGCTCCAGGGGCACCAACTCGCGTGAGCTTCAACTTCTCTTCTTGCGCTACCGCCACAAGACGGTTGTATTCACGGATTTGATCGTCCGTGATTTGCTGTCCAGGCTTGATCGGTTCGGCAAAGAGTTTCCCCTGCGTTTGCTTACTTCCTGGCGCAGTAGAGTGCGTCAGGGTGTCTTGCTTTTCTTTAGCAAGCCGTTCATTAAACTCGCGCAGTTGATCGTCCGTCAGTTGGTCGCCAGGCTTAATCGGCTTTTCAAGGAACGTCGTCTGCTTCGGCGTGACAGGTCCAGGCCCAGTCGGCGTCAGCTTAAACTGATCTTCTCCCGCCTTCGCTGCCGCCTGGTTGGCTTCCACGATATGCTGCGCCGTGACGGACTTCTGAACCGCCTGCGCCTTTTTGACTTCCTGTTCGGTAGCGAACAGGCCCAGTTGTGCCTCTTCCTCTACAACCGCCTGAATCTCATGTAGGAGCACTTCTGCGCCTGCCTGATCGCCCGTCGCCACCACTTCTTTCGCCTGCGTCATCACGTTACGGAACGATTGCGTCAGCGATTTCCCTTGTGCGGCAGGATCAGTAGCCGGATCGGCCAGCATTGTTTTGAGCGTATCAAGCGCCGAATCGCCTTTTGCGGTCTTAGAACTCCGCTCCAACAGAAGATTCAGTGCCTTGATGTCGGCGTTCGATGCCACCCGCAAGGTTTGCGCGGTCGTTGTGACTGCTCCGGCATAGCGAGAGGCAGGATCAAGCAACCGTGCGAATTGTGCAACAGCCTGTTCGGCCATCTGTGGATCATTGCGCTCCAGGGCTACTTTCGCGGTATCAATAAAGGCACGGGATTCCTGCGTCAGCACTTCCTGCACGGCTAACGCCTGCGGAGCAGACGCGAGCGCCGTTTCTGGCGCGTACTTTGTCAGCGTCTCGCGTGTTACCCCACCAGACTGCACGAGGGCATCAGCTTTCTGCTTGGCGACGGCATCAGGGAGCACGGCTGTTTTTTCGTTCAAGACCGATGTAACCCGTTCAGCCAACGGAGACGGCTCTAAGGCACGCTGCACAATCTCTTCGACATTGAACCGATCCCGAATCAGTTTGCCAGTTTTGGCCATGCCAAGAATCGCCAGCCCAGGCAACAGCACTTCTGGCTGTCCTGTCGCCGCGCCTCCTGTCGTGACCCCAAGTCCTACCGCTTCCATGCGAGGGTCGCTTAAAATCTTTGCCACTGGTTTGACGACATCCTCGGTAATTGTTGTTTTCGCTTTCTCGGCAGCAGGAGCGATAAACTCCTTGGCTTTCTTGAATGCAGATCCCACCGCTTCCACGCCCTTGTGCGTTGCTTGAATGAGCGGATCATCCAGGTATGCGCCTAACATGCGCTCTTGCCGCTCTAAGTCATTCGCGTGTGACCGAGAAGATGAAAGGATGTCGTCAAGATTCGCCATTATTTCTCGATTCGTTTGTCGGACGGGTTGACTTTCGTGCGCTTCGCGGCTCGCTGCTGGAGATGTTGGTACGATTCGAGTTCAGCTAACGCCCGATTGACTTCTCTCGTTGAAGCAATTTTGCCGCTCTCATACGCTTTTCTGATCTCTTCTTCCGACTTGTATTGCGGCGGCTTCGTTTCCAAAATGCGAATCACGTTATCGTCCAACGCCACTAATTCTTCATCTTTGAACTTCCGTGCTTGCGCCTGGATGTCAATGCCGTCAAACACTTTCGGCCCTTCCGTCGCAGCCCGTTGCACAAGATCGCCGTACCATGTGGTGAAACGATCCATCGCACGACCTTTGGCATCGCCCACGCCAGCCGCATCAATCGTGGCCCCTGGAGGAAGCGCAAATGCTTGACGAATCACATCTTCGCCAAACTGGAATGCTTGCTTGACTGGAGCAGTAACCGTCGTATTGTACTTATGAAACTGCTCAATAGCCTGTGTGGCATGTGAGGCGTCCAAGTGGTCCGCCCCCGCCTTCAGCACATCAAGTTCATCTTTATATTTTCCATTCCAGATATTCGGCAGCAGGGTTCGCAGAAAGAATCGCTCATCAAATTTCACACCATTCTTTGCCGCAGACGCCGCATGATCGGTTCTCGATTGCAGGTAGCGAATCGCCTCTGGGCGGTCATCTGCACTCAATCGTGGATCTCGGCCAGCTTCCTCTAGGAGAGACTGAGGATCATGCCCTGGCACCGTAGAGCGAGCAAAGTAGTCAGCTACAACGGCCTGAGAGGCCATCTTCCGTTCAGCAGATGCCCGCTTCTCTTCTGCATTGGCGGCACTGTTCAATCGTGAAATTTCAGCCGTCGCCACTTGTTCATAATGCGCGAGCTTCCCCCAATCCAGCGATACGGGGCGATACCCTGTTGGGCCACCCGCTCGCATCGCCAGCATCTCATCAGGATGCTGCCGCGCAAACGCTGACCAATACCGATCCTGTAGCCCTTCGCGCATCTTCTGTGCATTGAGCGGCGAGAGATGCCCGTTCTTCTCCAGCCCTGACACAAGAGCCTCGGCCATACTCGATAAATTGCTGATATCCTGCACCTGTGAGTCTGGGCTGAGTTGCGAGTATGCTGCCGCCTGATCCATGCGCTGCTCGGCGGCCTGGCTCGTTTGCACGATCTGCCGTTCCGTTTCGATCTTTCGCCCTTCATGGCGGAGCGCAATTACTGCCCGCTGGTCTAACTGCGTTTTGTGAATCTGGAACGCCGTTCGCACAGGAGTTGACACCGGACGCTTCATGAGATCTTCGTTCAGTGTATCAAGATACTTGCCGAAGACCATCGGCTGCTTGGCAATGTCGGGTTCTTTTAGCGATTCCTGATAGGCCCGATCAAGACCATCCTGATAATCGGCCTCCAGTGAAACAATATCGAGCTTATCTTTTTGGTCCTGCAACGCCGCATCGATTCGTCCCAGCGTATTGCCTAACCCGATCACAGACCGGCCCGCCTGCCCGCCGAGCGATTCGGCATTGGCTGATGGTAGGCGGAGCATGGCCCCTTGGCTTTGCGCGGTGAGAACGGGAATCTTCGGCATTAGTCTTTCCCCCAGACCGGATCATACTGCTGATAGCGACTCTGATATCCGCCGCGAGTCGCAAAGAACGACGAGAGAATGCTGGTGCCCTGCGCGGCTCCAGAGATGCCGGTGAAGAGATTAGATCGGTTCAATAGCTTCGCCTCATAGCGTTTCCCCGACGCCATAAGGCCACCTGTTCTTCGTATGTCCTGCGCTTGTAGTTCTGTCTGCTTGGCAAAATCTAACTCTTGCAACAGCGGGCTTCCCGTATCAGCGCGAATACCACTTGCGGCAGCAATCGCTCGCCCCTTCGCGGCCTCTAGCCCAGCCCCACGCCTAAACTGCCGCTCCTGAAAGGCGCTTACCTGCTCAAAGTTTCGTGCTTCCTCCTCAGAGGCTTGGGCATTGGCCTTACTAGATGCCAACTGTGAGCCAATGCCCATCACCGTACCGAGAATTGCCATTGCGCCTGCTACATAGGCCATGTGTCCATCCCTTCGACTAGCTCAAATCGTTGCACGGCTCGCTTGTCAGGTAAGTAGGCGTGGGCAATCCCACCTTCGGGAGCAAACCCCAATACACGAAGCCATTGCTGGTTTCGCACGCTCTCATCGAGCGCCACCGCTTCAAGGCGATGGAGGCGATGCACGCGGATAATGTCACGAAGAAACGCTCGCGTCAGGCGCGTCAACCACAACCCATGTTCTGCAATGTCGTCACTCACCGACATCCAGGCGGCTCCCACTCCAGGCCATGCTAAGACGACTCCCGCGCACCCCACTGGACGATCACGCACCCATGCTGTGAAAGCCGGTCCTGCATTGGCGTGCTGAATCGTAATATCGCAAGACTGGTTGGGGTCGTCACGGTTCACAAGCCGTGACACATCCTCAATTTGAAATGGTCGGACTTCCGGCCTAATCTTTGTCGCCAAATGACAGACTCCCATAGAGCGCCAAGATTGTCATGGGATACGGCTGATCCTGTGCAATGGTGACACGGCCATCAGTGTCCCACCCCTGCCCAGTAACCTTCACATCGCCAGTAAACAGCGCATTGACGCCTAATGTGCCTGGAGCGTAGAGCATCGGCTTGCCATTGATGGTGCCGCCCTTTGTCCGATGCACTCTGACCGAAAGCTTATCCCACGAACGAGGGATTCCTTCAAGGTTCTCTCCCTTCACCGCAGGGCGCATGGTCGTTGCGATTGACCCATAGTGTAACCCCACTTCAACTTCTGAGGCTGTCTCATCTAACGTCACCACTCCGCCTGCGACTACTTTCTGCCCGATATATTCCCCATCGGCAATGACATCGACTGTCTCACCTTCCAGATGTGCAGCAGGGATGTTAAGTGTTGCCGCCCCGCTATACACAGTCGCGCAATCCGTTTGGAGCGAAGACCATGCGCGAGTCGAGATGTCTTCATGGTCATCCTCCAGCATCTCAACAAACCGCTTGACCACTCCATTAATCGTCCGCTTTACCAATACCCACACTTGATCGTTCCCACCAGACGCATTCGGGACCACCGCAACTGATTCAAACGTCCCATCTGTCACGTATCGCGTAAAGCCAATCACCCGTTCCTTTAGAAAAAAGGTCATCGTGATAAGCTGGCCATCTTCACGGACAACATGCAACCGTGGATCAAGTCGCTGCTGAAACGCCATCGGTCCAAGGCGAATCCCTGACTCTGTGATATGTTCGGCCATCAATGTCAGTTCATCGGAATCAAACCCGTCCTGGTTCAGTTCCCATTGCAAGCTATAGAGCTTGCGCTTACTTCGATCCGCAAAGACCACTTGCTTATTGGAGACGACAGGCTGAACAGACATACTCCCCTGGCTCGACACTCGCCGCACCAGTGGCAGGGTATCTCCGCCAATCAATGAATTATCGTTTCCGCTTCCCGTTGCACGATGCTCTGACCCTGATGTGCCAACCATCAAGGAATCATTGTCAGCCAACCACTCAATGCGGTTGAGCTTACGCGAGGCCATGATGTATTCCACCGCAGCATCAAACACCACACCGTAGGCGTAGTTATCGTAGTCATCAGACGCCGATCCCCATATAGCCGTGGGGAGACTGACCGTTCCAGCCTGGTAAAGACGCCCCTGGTAAAATTCCCCTGTTCTCGGCCATCCCAACTCATCGCTCCATGATGCCTCTTCCAGTGTCCATGCTCCCGCTGGAGCCGCAGCAGGGTTCGCATCAGCCGTCTCTGACATGATGGAGAGAATCGTCCCAACAACGGTTGTGGCACTCGTCCGCGATGTGATCTTAATAAGCCCGCCATAGATGACGATATATTTGCCCACATCTTCGGTTCTAAACGCGTTTGCGCCTGCCACGCATGTTACCGTACTCCCCACAGGGGCGCGTTTTGTCGGGTCCAGCGTGGTCTGCGGAGACAGCCGGACAAACCATTCTCCAGACGGGATTGGACCCACGCTCGAAAATTCATCGAGGATATCGACCGTAACCTGTGTCGCACTGGTGTACGTGGTGATAATGGCTCTCCCTGCCCCGCTAATGATCTGCCTTCCGTCATCAGCAGGGAGAAAAGAAGAGGCTGAAGCAGTCACAATCACACCAGTTCCAGAAATCGCCCCAAGCGTGAGCGTTGCTACCCCGCCACTGATATCCGTATCTTTTTCATATGACGGCGGAGGATTCGCAGCTTGCGGCCTAACCGTCCAGTTCGTATCGGATACTCGTCCAATTTTTCGCTGCTGATAGGAACCGTGGAAGCAAAACAACACATCGGCGGATTGTGTGTAATGCACCGTGCGAACGTCGGCCTCGGCATAGGGAGCCGTAACCGTCAATGGCACACCGCCACTCAAGACTTGGGCTTTGTTTTTGTAGACACGAAAATACCCATCACCCAACTCAAGGATATAGGTGTCGTCCACACTAAACTCAAACGGGACCAGGATAGCGTCTTTATTCGAGTACCGTGCTTCGGCAATCATGCGCGTACCGGCGCGACGAGTAATGCCGCCCTGGCGAAGCAAGCGGAAATTCTCAATAGTCGAGCCGCCTTCAAAGTAGGCCGCAAGATCATTTGCAGCCTCAAGCAGCGGAGATAGCTCACCCTTTGAGAAGTTTGTCCACAGTGGTCGTGTTTTAGCCAAGTGCGCGGCCCCACAGCAGATCGTCCGTTACGAACGGTTCGACTGATCCTTCTTGCCCATCAACCGCCAACGCCATCGGCAGCAGCACCGTCACCGCCTGCTGGAGCAGCGCATTCGACTTACGGGCATCTTTCGTAATCGCCATTGCCAGCTTGGACGCCAGCCACGTTGCCACCACCTGATAAAAGAGCGCATCCCACTCAGAGGGGTTTGTCTTTCTTGCAACGTACTGGATATACACAACGCCTTCATTGGAATAGAGCTTGCGGCCCTCGATCTTAAACGGCAGCGGCTGCGTGCGAACGCCGTCATAGAGCCATGTGGACGCGGTAGAAGTTTGTCCACCGGCATACGCCACTACTTTCAAGCAGTCTGACGGGAGTGTGTAGGCATAGGCATATTCGTAGACTGGCGCGGCGACATCAGCGGAGAGCGAGACTCGCGTCAGCGAGAAGTTCCAGTGATGGCTGCGAAGGATTGAGTCGAGCAGCGGCGGATAGAGCGCGAGGCAGTAGTTCGCGTTGACGGTCCCATCGTTGATACTGCCGATACTGACTTCCCCGATTTGGCTCAACGCATCATTGAGCAGATCCGTTTCACTCGCCATAGGAGCCTCGCAAAATGAACGTGGAGTAGGTACCGTCTGTCTGCTGGGATGCAATCGGCCAATGCGCCTGAATCTGCTTCGCCCACCAATCCATCGGTTGCACAGTCAAATGCAATGTCTCACCGATCATTTTCCCGCAGTTATCAGGGACACAGCACACTTGCAGATAGCCGCCCTTCCCTGTGATTCTGGCCATCTTTCGCAAGGTCTGCTCCACGTATTCCGTAGGGATATGCTCTAACACATCGACACAATAAATCCAATCAAATCGCGGGAGGTCTGATGGTAGATCCCACAAGATGACTTCTCGGCATGGCAGCGATGTTTCATTGGCTTCAGGGCAACAATCTAACAATGTAACGACTAGCCCAGCTTCAGCGAGCTTCTTTCCGGCCCGTCCCGTCCCAGCCCCCACGTCGGCCACCGTCTCCCCTGGAGAGGGACGGCATGACTGAAGAAATGTCTGCACCACACGCTCGCCAGGAGAACTATTGTGGTACTGGTCGAACGCCCACATGCGCCGGTACTTCTGCTGTTCACGCTCGGCGGTCGTCATTTAGTCCGTCGCATCGTCCGTGATGACGGTCCAACCACCGTAGTCAGGATTGGTCGGACTCATCTTGCGCTGCACGCGTACACTAATCGTGCCCGTTTCATTGCGTTGCGAATGGGCGTTAATCCATGTGCCTGCGACAATCTGTTCCTTGCATCGCGTTTCCGCTGCGGTCATAGTGGCAAATGCAGCCATAGTTATATCCCTCCAAAATAATCGCGTGTCCATCCACTCATTGACCGCACGCAGTCTTTGAGATCTGGGACACGCTGGCATTCATGGACAAGTTGCTGTTGGATATTCTGATCGGTTGGCCCTGTCCCGCCACCGTATCCAAACGAGGCAGGCACATTCAATCTGTCTTGTACTTCAAAGAATCGCGGCGTGGGATCTCCAGGGCATCCACACAATACAATCGGGGCATACCCTAAGAGGTACGCAAGCTGCATCGCAAAGTATCCTGATAGAGCCATCAGGGGGTTCAGCCCGTCCCAGTGGTATGCAACCCCTGAAAATGGCGCAATGCTATGGGCGAACCCCACATCATCGCGTTCCCAGTGCTGCCGTCTCCCTGCCTGCCATACTGCCATGTTGGCTCCGTGGAGACTCACCCAATGATCGACTGCCCGAAGATAGATCCCGACATCATTGACGGCGATCACGGCTGGATCGTCAAGCTGCGCGGTTGCCACGGCAACGTCATGAAAGACAGTCTGAGCATTCCCACACACCAGAGCCGGACGGCCCGTACAGGAGCCAAGAAGCCCCTGTACGTTGCCAGATCCACTATACCCACGATGCGTCCAGGCCGCACCGTAACTGCCCATTCCTGGTGTCGTATAAACCACTACACGCCAGGGATAATGTAGATCACACCCTTCACAACCTGCCCCACGGTCGGCGCATTGACACACTTCCCAACCACGATGGTATCGGCGGTTGGGGTGTAGCCTGCTCCGGCAATCGCCAGCGTTCCAGCCGCACCTGTCACATCGAAGTCCGTCGCCACCATGTAGCGATCATCGTCACCGGAATCTCCGATCTGGAATGTACGACCTGCACCAGCCGATGCACCCAACCCGTTCGTGGTGCACTCCAGGCCAATGACGCGGGCATTGGCTGGAATCACGGTCAGGTTGTAGGTATCGTTGGTCGCTGCCGCAGAGACAATCGTTACTTCAAACGGCAACGGCACCACGCGGCCACCAATCTTGCGGGCGTCCGCCACGTATTTGTTGGTATAAATTGCGGCATAGTTCACTGAATCACGAGCGGTAGCCATAGTCTCTCCTTTGTAGGGGAGCCGCCCTCTTCAGACGGCTCCCAGTTGAATCTAACCTAGTTCTCCAACGCCCGCACTTCGACCACGCCACCTTCCCACACGCGCACCGCTGCCATAATCATGCTGGAGCGGACCTGCGTGGGACGGCTCTGCAAATCAGGGCGCGGGTCAATCTGCGTCTTGATTTCCTTGCCGATGGACAAGCCCACCGAACTTGGGTGGAACGCAATACACTGACGGTACGACGGCAACGGCAGCATACGCACCAGGGTTGTGCTGGCATCATCAGCGATGACATCAGCAATTTCGTACCAGTTAAATCCTTCCCAGTTCACGCCATTGATGGTGCCCTTGTCGTGAATCTGGTTGCGGGTGAAGTCGCTGGACGATGCCTGGGTAATCGCCAGAATGTCCCGCAACTGGCCTGGGCTGTAGAGGAAGGCCCGCTTGCCGTCGTTCGGCACGCTCTTCTTGCTCAACAGTTCATTGGCGTTGATGACGCGAGCCAAATCCATCGCAGATGCCGCGCCGATCTGATGGGCCGAGAGCATCGCCTGCGTCCCTGCGGTAATTGCGCCCGTTCCTGCCGTGACCGACGCGGTAGCGGCAGTCCCGATCAAGGCATCAATGACATGCTTATCCGCACGCCGGTTACAGCCCGCCAAGATGGTCTGGGTGTAGCCGTTCTGCGGATTCACCATACTACGAAGGTTGTTTTCTTCTGTCACCAACACCGTGAAGTCCGAGGACTGCAAGGTGCAGGACCGGCGCGAATGATTGAGATTCTGCGCGACGGTCTGCGCGAACGGAGCAATGACATCGTTGGCGATGCCGTTACCCAGCCGCTCATGGTAGTCAATCGCGGCATTCACATCGTAGTGAATCATCGACGGAGACAGCAGCCCCCGCACGATGGATGACATTTGCTGATAGGAGAGAAGCAGCGTATCGTGGAAGCGTTGGACCCACGCCTGATCGGCATAAACTGACATGATGGAACCTCCGTGTAAAAAGACGTTTGTGCGACTCGCGGAGGGCTGCCCGCTCTTGCGGACCTTCCTAGTGGCTTACGCGCCACCAAGTTCGTCACCTTTCGGTGATCCCACCGGACCCCACACGGAGGCTCCCCGGACTAGCTGATTACTTCATGCGTTTTTCTTTGTCGATTTTACTCCGTTCGCGTGACACCAGTTCAGGGGGAGCGCCAGTCACTTTGACGATATGCTCATTCCCCCACCCTTTTCGAATGCCGTTCCGAATATACTCCGCCAGTCGTGGATGATCGGCCCGTAGCCCGTCCTGAATCGTGGGGCTTTCTACTTGTACTTGAAGTGCGTAGGCGTCCATGTCCGTCCTATTTCTTGTGTGTCCCAGTGATCGTCCCTTTATTCTGACTTGCGTAGAAGACGGTCTTGCCCTTTTTCTTGCCGTATTCCTTCATCATCGCAGCCAGAATGGTTTCCCCCTTTTTGGTCAGTGGCATCGGGGCGCGATCTCCTATGCTCCCCCATACGCTTTTTTGTAGAGATTGTCAATGTGTTCGACCACCTTCGGATCTTGCGGTTGCCGCCAGTAGCCTGCGTGCATGGGGTGCGATTTATCATTCATGATCTTCGCCAACTCTTCGCGTGGGGCTTCGCCACCCGTTCCACCGCCCTGCCCTTCATCAGGCTGATAGCTGGAATCCGGCTGGTAACTTGGTGCAATCCGCATCAGAATGCTGAGAAACTTCGGGTGATCGCCTAAACCCAGTTGATTAAATAACTGTAGCTCTGATTCATCCTTGAAGATCTCTCCAATCATGCGAGTGGTGGCTTCCTTGCGCGAATCGAACTGCTCACCAAACTCCTTTTTCAGTGCCGCCAACCCAGACTCCTGATCGGTCTTAAAGACCGTCTGAGCGCCCAAGATGGCCTCCTGGTAGAGCGGAAGCAAGTCAGCGGCCAACCCTTTCGGTGCTCCATGCTTGTGAAGTGTCTGCGCGAACTTCGTGGCCAGTTCATCGTTCCACCCTAACCCCTCTGGGAGTTGTTCTGGCTTGGCAATTCCGTACTCTTTCGGATCTGCGGGAGGAGCCTGAAAGATGCCCGCTTCATACAGTTTGGCTTTAAGTCCTTGCACTTCTTCCGGTTTGGCATCTTTACCTGGAAGCGTAATCGCGCCCCCCATGCGCTTCGACAGATGCGCGTAACTCTTCATGATCGACGGGATATCCTTTTCCGACGCCTTCTCGGCCCATCCTGCCACAATCGGATCGGCTTTCAGTTCATCAGTCAGGAACGGTTTCCAGTCAGCGACAGCGGTGTTGCCATTCATCTCATCCATGTGTGACTCCTTCTGGGATTGTGTAATGGTCGGGGCGGTTCGCCATATCCACGTTGTAGAGGATTTCGTGCACCACACTCCTACGGGCATTGAAGACCAACGCCGCTTGGGCGTCGGTCCCTTCGTAGACTTGGCAATAGATCGTATCCATTAAGTGCTGAAGGACTACCTGCCCATGCAGCCCCCCAAACGTGATCTGATACGCCTGCCGCAATTCATCAGGATTCTGGCGTTGCCATTTAATCCTTAACCAGTGCCGGAACTGCCGCATCATTCCGCCCACCATACCTTGATGCTTCGTTCAGCAGGGTCAATCTCAAACCGCTGTGGGCCTAATTCAATGTTGACCGTTCTTGATAGAAGATAGGCGGAAAGAATCGCTTGGTCCAATTCTTTCGCAAGAAACATGGATCGCTCCTCGACCAACTTTCTTACGCTGTCTTCCATCATGCGGCCCCACCTTGGCCCTGCATGGCCTTCAGGAACGGCGCGACTTTGCCTGCACTTTCCGCTACGCTCCCTGTCTCTGCAATCATCTGTTCCGATTCCAACTGTTGCTGCCGCGCCTCGGCAATCGCCGTCATCTCATCTTCGCTGTTCGTCACGATAGCAGGCACGCCACGGACCGACACCACATGCCGCGCCAACTCTTTTGACTTGAAGATGTCCAACACATCAGGGAACCGATCTGCAAGCGGGGCAAGATCTTGTACCGCCATCGTGATCGACTCGACATCGGCGCTGCGCTGGGCACGCGCAATCGGGTTCTGAAAGACCACATCAATGTTGCCATCGGTATCAAAGATCTCTGGCGGGGGTGGAGCAAAGGCGTTGGCATTCCACATCGTATCGAAGGTGATATCGAAAATCCGCCGCAAAAATTCCTTCTCCGTCCGACCATAGACCGGCCCCATCAGCCGGAACAGCAACTCGATCTTCTTGCTAAATTCAAACGCCGTCATCTCCGATTTGTTCACTTCCATCAAGGCAAGGATCTGATCGACAAAGAAGATTTGTCGGATCGACTTCCGCAACTCCTCTTCCTTAATCTGCGAGATTTCAGGATGCGAGCCGGTTTCGTAGGGGGCGATGCTGTCACGGATGGATTGGCCATGCGTATTGATTGAGGTCGGACCGCCAGGGGTGAGCTTCAATGTCCCAATCACGCTATCATGCCGCACCATGATTGGCGGCTTGATCTTCAACGCCCAATCTTCCAAGCCCATCGTCTTCGCGGTATTCAGCGTCCACGTATCAGGGAAGGCAATGTCACCACGGCCACGCCCAAAGACTTCTCCTGGCGTCTTGTGATAGCGCGGGATGGCTTTCGGGAAGGTCCGGTAGCCGCCTTCATGGATGACATGCTTCGATTCCAAGTCAATCCAGCAGGACGCATAGGGCATCTTCTTGGCCCCTGCGGCAAACTCTTGCTCCGATAAGGTGCGCGGATACACATCATGGATGATCTGGAAACACTCATCCACCTTGAGTTCATCCAGCGCCTTCTTGGCTTTTGGCGGGAGGTTGTCTTTGCCGAATCGTTTCTCCAGTTGGCCTGCGGTCATCTCTTTCTCAACCGTGACTTCATGGATCAACCCATCCGGCCCTTCCCCAATAACGAATCGGCCCGTCTTATGCGCTTCAACGAAGAGGCCGCGAAATCCCTTGACGCGCAGATGCGGCATCTCTGGCATTTCTTCAATGCCGAGACAGCCGGTACCAAATCCGCCGTGGTCAATGAGTGATTCCGGCGCTTCCCCGTAGAACATGGAATTGGAAAACGCCGCCAGCATCCGATCACGGGAATCTTCCAACCACTCCTGAATCGCATCATTTGGGCGGTTGCCCTTCCCCATCGCCAAGCCGCCCCATTGCTGGGAGGGGTTGATGATGTGACCGGCTACAAACATGGCCATCAATTCCGCCGCCATTAAGGTAGTCGAATCCGTGACCCCTGTCGTCTGCTTCACACCTGGGGTGCGTTGCGACACGATCCCGACCCGCGACGGCGCGAGAAAGGGAGCCATCTGCTCCCAGCGCCGGTCGAAGTTCGCGCGGCGGTCTTTACGACTTAGATAGAGTTTGACGCGAGCAGATCCATCAGCGGCCATCGTTAACTCCCAATCGTGGCGCGGAGCGGGGCTGCGCCATTCGTGGTTGGCTCATTGTTCCGGCCAGCAAATTGCGAAAGAATCGTGCTTTGGAATCCTCTGGCGCGGTTCCGTCGCTGTGCCGCCTCGACTGCCGCCTGCTGCACAGACGCATCGCTGGCGGACGGACTCCGTGATGTGCCACCAGGACGCGGGAACGTAAACATCCGTGAGAACATCTTGCCTGGGTTGATATTGCTCATCGTCCAAATCCTCCGATGCCACCAATGGCAAATTCTGTTTCCACGGTAATCTCCCGCCGTGTCGTCTCCATGAGATCGCCACCGAGCAGCCATCCCATGAGGTAGGCAAACGCATCGCCCACATCGGCCCACGGTGAGTTGGGCTTCTTCGGACCAGTGCGATCCACTTGCCCATCGTCTTTTTTCTGGTAGTACCAGCGCCCGTTGAGTGCATGGACGAGCAGTTCCGTGTCGGGGGATTTCGCAATGAGGAGCGGGGCGCGTCCGCCGACTTGGCGAGGCGCAAAGGCTTTTAGCACGGCTTCACGGCGAGGAGGCCAGCGGACTGCCCCGCGCACGATCCGTCCACCGAGCTTGGCGAGAATCATCTTTTCCGCCGATTCGCTAATCGTCGCTTGGCCAGGGGTGGCCATGTTGGGGTCGATAATGTGCACCAGTTGCACGCCGCCATCTTGCACCGCCCACGGGGCATACGTCAAGAGCCACGGCAGCACTTCTTGCTCGATCAACTCCAGCACCCCCACCCCGATCTTATTCTTCACGCAATAGACCTGGGCTTGCCCCTGTTGCAGTTGCCCGATCACCGCCGAGGGGGAATGCCCGCCGTCCCACCCAATCCCCAAGAGCCATCCAGCATGGGGGGCAATCGGCTGCGTTGTGACATGATAGCGTTCATCGAACCCCTCTGCGACCTGGTGACCCTGTTCCACCATCACCCACTCACCGAGGGCCAGCCGTGCTTGTAGCGTAGGCGACCCCGCAAAGGTTGAGAGGGCATCCGTCTTCTCCTGATCGGTCAGCCGGTCATCGGCTGGGACTTGCACCGCCAGCCGTGTCGCGGGGATCTGCGCCCCAAGCACGCCGAAATACTGCGCGGGCCAGCTATCCGGTGCGCCAGGGTTCGTCGCGCAGATCGCCGCCTTCCGGCGCGTCTCAAGACGGGCCGAGCTGCGTGCGAGTCGGTATTGATCTTCGGTAATGCCGGTGCCGTCCGTCAATGACGCCACCAACTCTTCCGCCAGCACCATATGCACTTCCTGCCGCAACCGCTCTGCCGAGGAGTCGTCTTTACAGCCCACAAACTCGCCGCGAATCACATCCTTTCCTGCCACGCTGAACCAGGCCAGCGTCCGGTCGGATTTCATCGTCCATAATCCGCCCCACATCGGCAGTTCCAGCGATTGTCCCGTCTTGCCTGCCGCCGACATCAACGAATCATGCAACCACGCCACCTTGAACGGAGCCGGATAGCCCGCCCGTAGATGGAGTTCCGCATTGATGAGGGCTGCGCCTGCCAGCGTATGCGTCTTGCCGGTCTTGCGTGGCCCATGCACCAACACTTCCTCGACCGGCCCATCAATGGCCGCCGCAATGGCGCGTGACGCCTTGGGCGCAAAGCAGACCGGATGCACTTGGTCGGGACAGCGTCCCTCTGCGATCTGTGCCAGCACGTAGGCACACAACTCGTCTGCCCCGTCGCCCATCTGCGAGCGTCCGACCAGCACCACCGACCGGCCTTCGGCATCCACGCCGTCCGCCACGGCCAGGCGGTCGGGGAGATCGAGAATCACGGCGCACAACAGCGTGCCCGTCATGGCCCCAATCCGCTCAACCAGCACTTTTTCGATTCGTGCGCTCACGCGGTTTTCTCCAGTACTCGCTGCAACGCCTCTATGACCCGCTGCACTTCCGCCCTGTCCAGCAACAGCGAGAGGCACGTCTCCTGCGAGGTCTTGACCAACGCCAGATGAATACGCCAGAGATCCGGCTGGACCAGCACCAACCCTCCCGTCCGTAATTGAATCGTCTCTAGCGGCTCCATTAGGCGCTCTCCTTCCGCTCCGGCTCCGACTTCGGCCCAACCTGCTTCAGCGCCCGCCCTGGCAACGCCTTCGTCGGCGCGTCCCGCAACCGCTGCAACGCCGCCACCGACGCCCCATGCCCATCCAACATCATCAAAATCCGGTTCTGCTCCCGTATCTCCTCCGTCTGCTGCACCGCATTCGCCCCATTCAACGCCCGTATCACCACATCCAATCGCTTCAGATCGACTTGCCGCTGCGATGACGCCGCCTTAATCACTTGCTGAAACCCGTACTGCAAGTCCTTCGAGGTCGAGAGATCGGTAATCTCCAACTTCTCCGGCATCGCCCGCGCCTCTTTCCCCAACGTCGCTCGCGCAATCAACCGCTCCTGCCGCGTCTTGTCTGGATCATGATGCGGACACAGCGTCTCCCCCTCCGCAATGAAATACCGACACGGCGTTCCTTCCTTCGTCGTTCCTGCACACCGCTGCTTAATCATCGGCTACTCTCCTAGTGCTTTTTTGGACTGCGTAAAAACCTGGAGAGAGGGCCATGTGGGGTCACACTCCGACTCGAAAAGCCCCTCCCACCCCATCAGACTGTCCCATCTCGCCTTCTCAGCCTTCCTTCATCTCGGACAGACCGAACAACACTGAATCAGGACAGTGATGATAGGCAGGACTTAACGGAAGAGGACACTGACTGTCAAGGCAGGGAGACAATCGTTCTAGGTAGGACGATATGCGAGAGGAGAAGAGAGAAGAGGAGGGACAGGACCGAAGGACTTTTCTCCCTGGATATTCCCCCCTGGACATTCCTCCTTATCTCCCTGGACATTTCTTCTTGAGGACATTCCAGGGAAGACTGGCAGTCATGACTGTGAGGATGGAGGGAAGGGAAGGGATAACGCCTGTCGGCTAGGCACTTGCGCTGGCCTCTTATTCAGCCTGGCGGCTTGAGGCCATGCTCAGGGAGGAGAACTCCCCCTCTGTCTTACGTCCCCCCTCTTGGGAGTAGCGGGTTTTCGCTCGCCTGTCAAATACTTTATTTGTGTTCTATTGTTCGTCAATAGGTTGTGGCTTGACGTAGCTACCTGTGAATAGTGGGGATAGCTGTAGCAGAATGGGACAGTGCTGTAGCGAAACGCGCCTGCGATTGGCGTGAGGTTGTGGCATTTCGGAACAATCGTGCTTCATGGTGCGTTGCTAACCTCTTGATTTCCTTACTGTCATTATCAGGCATAGGGTGTGCAATGGTACAGGGTATCGAGCGGCACACTCACCAAGGGGGAGACAATGAAAAGAACATGCAGAACATGCCAACAACTGAAAGTAGTCAATTATCTGAATGAGTGCAAACCCTGCCGAGAACTGGCCACGCAAAAATGGTTGGAACAATACCGCGCTGAAAAAGAGGCAATCCAGGGACCTGAATGCGCCTTCCTAGTTCGCACTCCACAAGGGAACAAAACCCACGTGATTGAACATCACAAGACGCTTGTGAGACTGGGGTGCTATTCCTGGTCAAAGCATCTCAACCACGTGCGAATCTCATCACAAGCCCTCAGCATTGCAGACGCACGCAGATTATCCACGTGTGAACATTGTCACCAGGCTTAACAGGGTATCGAGCGGCACTTCAACCAAGGGGGAGAATATGGTCAATTATCTTGGCGACATCAAAGGCGATACGTTCACAATTTTCAGAACGATACATTTCCCTTGCAATCGAAGGCAAGATGGGTATGGAGACAAGATTCCAACGGAGTATATGGTGAAGTTTGGGACCCGCACGTATCGAGTGTATGCCATATGCTGGAGCAATGCGGCATCGTTCTATATCAGGATCAAAGGGGAGCGGTATTTCATCCACGATTATGATCTTGACAATATCCCGGCAATTCATGCGGCAGACCACGCCTAAACGGGCGCACAGGAAAGGGAAAGACCATGACGCAAACCAAGACCACAGACTATCAAATCACCGATTATGGCATCGAGAATGCCGATTGCTTTCAAGGGCATGGCATAGCCTTCACAAAATACGAGCATTGCACGCTAGGATGTGGGGATTGCTACCGTGATGCGCTGGAGGATGCGCTAGAGCAAGCCGCTCAAACTGGTTATGATGTTGAAATTGAAGTGTCCGATTCCCCAACGCAACCAGCGTTGAACAGCGATTCGGCATGGGAATATCATTGCCAGCATTGCGAGGAAGAAGACCATGAGAGATGTGAATCAAACCTCTATTATTACGTTGGATTGCGCTGGAATTAACCCGCACTTAACCCGCGCCAGACCAGGCGCAAGGAGAAGGACTATGCGAAAGAAAACCATTACTCTATACCAATTCGATGAATTATCCGACAAGGCCAAGGACAACACGCGCGATTGGTACCGCCAAGGCGCGCTGGATTATGAATGGTGGGAAGGTACGTATGACGATGCCGCTAACGTGGGCCTGAAAATAACGGGGTTTGACTTGGATCGAAACCGACATGCGTCTGGTCAATTAACCATGAGCCTTATTGACTCCATCACGGCAATTTTGAAGGACCACGGCCCTGATTGCGGCACAGCAAAACTGGCGCAAGGGTACAAACTAACTTATGACGACATGACGCAGGAAAGAGACAAGAACCTGAACGACATGACGGAAGAGGAATACCGCGACAAGGCCGACGATATCATCGAAGCCTATGAAGAGGAACTTGATGAAGTGACGAGGGAATATGAACGTGAATTACTTGAGGAGTATTCCATCATCCTCCAGCATGAATATGAGTACTTGCTCAGTGATGAATCGGTGGACGAGAGCATACGAGCCAACGAGTATGAATTTGACGAGAGCGGTAACAGAGCCTAACCAAGGAGGGAGATTGCCCTATGCGACGAGAAGCCCCATCCACAAGTGACGAGATTATTGACAGCCGCGACATCATCGCCAGGCTGGAAGAATTGACAGAGGAACGTGACGACCTAGAGCGCGACATTGACGACATGCAAGAAGCCGTGGACGAAGCCGGAGAAGATGACAAGGACGCCGCACAAGATGATCTTGACGCCGCACAAGACCGGCTCAAGGAATGGGACGAGGACAACGGCGACGAATTGAAGGCCCTGCAACAGCTTAACGATGATGCTGAAGGCTATGCGGATGACTGGAAACATGGCGCGGCATTGATCCGAGAAGATTACTTTGTGGAGTATGCCCAGCAATTAGCCGACGATATCGGCGCGATTGATCGGGATGCAAAATGGCCATGCACCCATATCGACTGGGAAGCGGCGGCAGAAGAATTGAAGGCCGATTATACGGAAGTGAACTTTGACGGCACCACGTATTTAGTCCGTTAACCCCCTCCCCTGGCACTGGCCAGGGCAGAGAAAGGAGTCGGAGCGATGACATGCCGACAAGAACTAGAAAACCTTCGCAAAGACCTTGCGCCGCATGGCATCAAAGTCACTTTCTCGATTGATGCCGAAGGCTGGATTGACGCCGTATTCATCACCGGCGAGGGCATCCGTAAAGAGTACTGGGACTCAGTGCTATCCGCTGCCGAGTACATGCGCCGGTTATTGTTTGAGAGGCAGACCACGCGCATGTATGGGCATTTGCATCAATATCAGGGCAAACGCTTTATCAATGGACGATGGAAGGAGGCCACACGATGAACACACACACACAACCGGAACGATTGCGCTGTGAAGTCTGCGACATGCCGACACTAGGGGATACGCTGTGCAATTACCACTACGACGAAAGGGAAAAGAATATGAGCACAACATACACGAAGGGACCGTGGAAGATGCTGGACTTAGGGGAGCAGCGAGGAGACGATAGCCCTATCGTGGTACACGCTGAACAACAAGAGGTGGATATTGCGGTTATGGCAAATGATTGCGAATTGAGAAGCGAGATCAAGGCCAACGCTCGCCTGATTGCGGCGAGTCCTGACCTGCTTGAGGCGTTGAAAGCTGTCACTGAAAATGCGTACCCCATTTCCTATGGATTCAAAATTAATGGCCCTACGCTAAAAAAAGTTCAAGCCGCCATTGCCAAGGCCGAAGGAAAGGCATCATGACCACCAAAGACCTACAGCATTATATCGGGCAAGAGGTGCTTTTTTCGATTGGATCGCTAGACGTATTAGTAAAAATAATCGACTGCAAGCAGGCGTTTGGCCATATCCAGTGGCTTATCGCGCCCGTATGCGGCAGTCGCTGTGCCTGGGTAAGAAGTGGGCTACAATTTCCAACGGAAGGGAGATAGAACATGGATGACATTACTGGCAAAATAGGGCCGTTCCCTGGACGGTATGAAGGAACTCGCGCCCCAGAATGGCCGATGTATTCCTTCGCCGGTCCATCGTGTAGTGTTTGGCAAGGCATTGCTGACGGACTCGCACAGCAAGGGAAAACAGAGGAGCAAATCAAGGACATTTTGCAATCAAAATTCATGCGATGGGAACTAGACGGAACACTGACAGAGCAGTTGCGTCAATTCGGTGTTGTTTATGCGTGGGTGCATGGGAAAAATTGGAATGTTCCACCGGAAGGAGTCTAGAGCATGACAAACGGAGAGTGGACGGAATCAGCCTTGGAAGCCATGGCCGACTTTGACGATCCAGAGCAAGCCATCGCCGCCTATCGCCGCCTTGTAACGGCATGCACAATCTTCTTAAAAGATTATGAACACTATAACCAATCATCACTCCGGACATGGGTATTCAATGGGGTGGCTGACATACGAGCGGAAGTATCCGCAATCCAATCCATGAATGAGAATTAGGCCACTAAAGGAGAGGGCAATTATGAACGTTCCATACGGTCTATGCCAATGCGGGTGTGGGGAAAAGACCAAGGTTCATCCGAAGTCATGGGCACGCATGGGATGGGTACGAGGGGAACCTCGTCTCTATAAAAAAGGTCATGCGTCTCGCCGCCAGAAAATGCGAGAAATGTTTAAGAAGATGATACCTGTCGCGCAAGACATTCGACACCGGCAAATGGAAGCATCACGAAAAAAGCGGCATGTCAAAGCAGGAACGGCCATGAAAGCAAAGTCATTTGCTGATCGAGCGTTCTCAAAATCCCACATGCTTGACACGCCCCCGACTGAGGGGGTAGAGTAGTCGCACAATTTGCAACGGTAAGGCTAAGTTACCGTGTCGAGTGTCTCCGGTTCCCCCGCAAGGGCGAACCAGAACACGGAAGGGGTTTTCAGGTTCTTAGCCGACCTGGAAGCCCCTTCTTATTTTTGAGGCTATCCATGCGAGTCAAAAACTGGGAGCAATTCCAGCATTTCAAAGATCGAAGCCCCATCTGGATCAAGCTCTATCGCAAGCTCCTCGATGACCGGCAATGGTACGACCTCGACCCCGCCTCGTCCAAGCTCCTTATTAACTTGTGGCTATTAGCCTCAGAGCATCATGGCGAACTGCCACCCATCCCAGACATTGCCTTCCGGTTACGATTGCCAGAAAAACAAGTTTATTCAAGTATTACAAGGCTTTCGCACTGGCTGATACAAGATGATATCAACGCGATATCAGACTGTCATCAAGTTGTCATCTCAGAGACAGAGACAGAGACAGAGACAGAGACAGAGACAGAGACAGAGACAGAGACAGAGACAGAGAAGAAACTTGTGTGTGCATCGAGCGACTTTGACACCTTTTGGAATGCCTACCCACGCAAGGTCGGCAAGAAGGCGGCTCAAAAGGCATTCCAGAACGCACAGAATCGCCCCAGGATCGACGATCTCATCGCGGCTATACATCGGGCTAGGGGTAGCCCTCAATGGGCCAAGGAAGGCGGGCAATTCATTCCGCACCCTGCCACCTGGCTGAACCGAGGACAGTGGGATGATGTGCCGGTGGAAAGTAGGCCGAATGTCTTTGAGGAATTTCTAGCGAGAGGAGCCGAACATGAATCGACCGGAGTTTTTGAGGGGCTGGATGCTCTTGACGGCGCAACCGTGGGGCAGAAGCTACCGAAGCGATCTGAATTCGATATCTTCTGAGCCATCACCGGCTAAGATCCAAGCCGAGTTGTATTACAAAGCCTTGAGCTTTGCCTACCCTCCCGCCTGGGTGGAAGTGTGTGAAACGATGGCATCGGGCGAGAAGTGGCCCTCCATCAGCGAGTGCAAAGAAGCCTTGCGTCATACCAAGGCCAAGCAGCCGAGCATTGGGACGGTGGCCTATGGACCGGACTATATCGACAAAGAAGAGTTCGGAGCCGAGCTATGGGAAACCGTCAAGACGATCAGCGGGTTACGCTGTGCGCCAGAGCAGGAGAAGGACGAGCGGCGGGTACACTTGGCGAATCAGCTTCATGCGCTGCGACCGGATGAGCAACGGGCGATCATCGAACGGTATCCCGATGTGGCGAATTTATGATCTGGATACCATTCATCAGGGAGGGTTATATGGGGATGCCGCAAGAGACAATCCGCAAAAAGCGATGTGAACGATGTGGAAACGTGGTTGATATGAAAATAATTTTTACCGTTAGAGATCGTGACATGTGCCTGGCTTGCTGCAACCGTGAATTGCATGAGTGGAATATGTTTGTTGCTGAAGCGGATAAAGAACTTTCTGGGAATGACGGCAAGATTCATGCCAGCGAGTGAGGCGCTACTTCGTGAGAAGTGATAAAACGAAGTCGAGCGGCATTTTGGCGCATTTGGATAAATTACATTTAGGACATGCGAACCGCAGATTATCAGGCTCGTCTGAACCGCCACGGACGCGAGGGAATACATGGTCGATATGATAGCCGGTTATCTTAAGGTCTGTGCAGCACCAATGACAGCGACCATTCTGGGCCGTCCATTGTGGAACGCGGTGCCGATGCAAGGGCCATTCATGGAATCGAGGACCTTTATGGTATCGAGACTTTCTGTATGGCAGCCCATTTTTTCTGAACCGTTCACATTTCGCTTCGTTTTCTGCTCTCAATTTTTTCAGTCGTTCAGCAATATCTCGCTCTATTCCACGTTCGTATCGCTCCATGCGGGCAACAAAAGCTCGCTCTTTTTCTTCTTGCGTTTTCATGGTTGCGGTAATGCAGAATATAAGAAAGCTGTGGCGATAATGCAAGGGCAACTGTGCACATTAGAAAAAATGTGGCGGTTTGGCAGAGTGGTCAGATTCGTAAGTAGGCGAAATTGTTAAGTATCGGTATGGCATCGGGATTGCTAGGTATGGGATAGGAGGCGAACATGGGAAGGAAGATAGCGAATACATTTCATCCTAGCTTTTCGATTGTTGAGGGTCTATCAGAGCGGGGATGGTCGCAAGTTCAATTCTCTCGGTGTATGGGTATTTCGCTGCAATACGCACACGATTTACTCAAAGGGCGGCGCGGCATTTCTCCACGGGTGGCCATCGCCTTAGAATTTAACGGCTTTGGAAGTGCTGCGTATTGGATGCGGATGCAAGCTGCATATGAAGTTGATCTATACCGCCAACTCCTTGCGGAAAAGAAAAAGGCTGAGAAAAAGAGGCGAACATGAAAGATTGGCTAATCGAAGTGGGCGCGTGGGTCTTGGTGGGGTTGTTGGCGTTGCTGGTGGTTGCGATGCTGCCCTGTGTGCTGAATCTGTCCGGCAATGCGGTGTGCCTGGACCTGTTGGGGGAATGATGACGAAGCCCATGCAGATGAACTCGATCAGGAAACGGCGGCTGAAGCTGAAGCTCTACCAACGGCAGCGGGGCGCGTGCGAGTACTGCGGCAATAAGTTCCCCATTACCGTCATGACCTTCGATCACATCATCAGACGGCGGGATGGGGGAGGGAGCGGGCAAGGGAATCTCGTGCTGGCCTGTGGCCCATGCAATAACTACCGCGAGCATTCACAGGGCATGAACCTGAAGAAGCTGGCGGTACAACACCGACGATTAGTGGATGGGATCTAATATGCAACTAGCGGAAAGCATCAAGTTACTGACAGAGATTCTTGGGCGGCAGAGTACACCGGAGACACGACGGCGGTATGAGATCGAGCTAACCGCCTTGCTCGATGTGTTTCGGGGGAATCCCTACAATGAATCGCGGTGGAACATCGGCGAGCAGTATATCTACCGCGAGGCATGGGTACGGGGCAGCGATCAAGCGGCGATTGAGGGCAAAGGCGACTTGATTCACTACATGAAAGGAGCATCATGCGACAAACCCATGTGCGACAGGTGACGAATGCGTTTCTCGCGGATCTGGCAAGCCGAGCAGATCGTGGCGGTGCGTTGCACCCTCGACCGAACGTGCGGGTGGTGCCGTGGTACGAGCAGGTATGGCGAGCGTTTGCAATGTTGTTTGTGTTGGGCTTGAGCTTGGCGACGGGAGCGGCAGCGGTGGCACTCTTGCTGCGAGGGCTATCATGATTCTGGATCTGATCGGCGCGGCGTTGATCGTGGCGGTCTGGGTTGGCTGTGACTTGATGTGGGGGGAATGATGAACACAGAAACCGGCAAGTTTCCACAACTGCGAATCACATCTGAGTGGCTGGGCAAAAAAGAAATCATGCTGTCAGCGTGGCGAGCCGCCGCCGACCCTGACGGGACCGGCAAGCGAAGCCGAGCGAAGGCCGCAGGGACACTGAAAGCCAAGGCGTTGCTAAGACGGATGGATGCGGAGAAGAAAAAATGAACCAAGCACGCATCAGACTGAAGACCATCACGATCTATCCCGCTGACGAAGCGGTGCTGCTCAAGGTGGTAGCTGACCGACGCATGAATAGCGTGGAAGAGTTGTGCAAGGACATTATAGCGAACTACTGCGTGGAACTGAGGACGGCGAAGCGGTTACAGGCCCAGCCGCATCACTACACGGCACGCCACGCCGAAGATTATGAGGATGCAGAATGATGGAGGAGATCATGGAGATCATGCAGTTCATCTTTTCATCGTTTTGGGTATGGGCAGGGTCGTGGCTAATCATCGTCGGCATTACGGGATCTATCGTAAGTGCGATCAAGTTGGTACGGGGATAATGATGACCGAAACGCAGATCACCATAGGCCGCATCGCGCAAAAACTGGACGATGTGATGCAGTACAGCAAAGGCACAAAGATGGTCAGCGATGCTCAGTGGGTGGATATCGTGGAGATGCTGTTAGATGAATGCCCCAAGGCGTATGAGGCGTTGGAGGAGCGGTTTGAGAGGGAGTTTAGCGATACGCTCCCCTGCCTGTACTGCGGTGGCGATGACCATGTTGTATCAGGGTGCTTGCGGTGTAAGGTGGATGCAAAGCTGCGAGCCTATGAGGAAGCAGCAGATCGGGCCTACGATGAACAACAGGACCGATGGCGAGAGGAACGGAGGGCTGGGAAATGAGCTATCCCTGCGCGACGGGAGCGAGCGTCTGTCGAGGCTGTCAAGTGGACATGCCGTGGCATTGGAGCGGCCTCTGTGAATGCTGCCAGCGGGATGAGGCGTTCTGTACGAAGTGCGGAGCCGATTTAGAGGAATACATGGCGGTCAGGCTGTGCATCCCTTGCTATCGAGAAACGCGGTTTAATTACAAATTGGTGCCGAAGAAAAGGAGCGTCACATGTCAACCGAAGTCGCCGTTGCAACAGACTTAGGGCAAGAGAAAGTCGAACTGATTAAGCAGACCGTCGCAAAGGGGGCCACAGATCTTGAGCTTGAGTTGTTCCTTCATGCGTGCAAGCGCACTGGCCTTGACCCACTGATGAAGCAGATTTATGCCATTAAGCGCACAGATCGGGCATCCGGCAAACAAGTCATGGCGATACAGACCGGCATTGATGGGTACCGACTCATTGCAGATAGGACAGGGCAGTATGCGGGGAGCGATGAGCCGACCTATGTGATTGCCGAAGACGGCTGGCCGGATATGGCGAGTGTCACGATCTATAAAATGGTGGGTGGCGTGCGGTGTCCGTTCAGCGCCTCGGCGCGGTGGAAAGAGTACTGCCAAGAGTCGAGTCCGATGTGGAAGAAGATGCCTTTCCTGATGTTGGGCAAGTGTGCCGAAGCCTTGGCCCTGCGGAAGGCGTTCCCAGCGGAACTGAGTGGTGTCTACACGCATGAAGAGATGATGCAGGCCGACCAAGAGTTGCCAGCGCAGCCGCATCCGGTGCTGGCGAACAAGCAGACGGCGCAGGCGAAGATTGCGGAGTTAGCGAAGGAGATGCAGGAACCAGCGCGGCAGGAGGCTCGTAAGCCTGCCTCAGGTACGTCAGCCACCGGAACTGACGAATCCATGCCTGAGCAGCAGCAGGATTCTGCCGCGCCCTACACCTTCAAGTTTGGACAGTGCAAAGGCAAGTCGATTTGTACGGCGGCTGACTCCCAACTGAGTTGGTATATGCAGTATTACACCAACAAGATCCACACCGACCCCAATTCGCAGTACATGTCCGAATGGGAAGAGGCGTGCCTAGCGATTGAGCAGGAGAATCAACGACGGGCTGACGATCCGACGAGATAAGCGCCCTCATGTTCACTGAAAGAGGCCGTGGGGGTGCTTCGGGGTGGCTGGCTGAGTGATGACGGTCGGCCACCCCACCAAAAGGAGGACGCATGACTTGCAAGAAATGCAATGGACTTGTGTTGGAGCGATTCGGCCAATGGAGTTGCGTGCAATGTGGATTCGACCCGTTCCTCAAGCTGATTACCGTCAAATGCGCCTGGACGGATTGCTTTGCGCTGCCGGTGATCGAGGGCTACTGCGAATCGTGCTGGGGCAAGCGGGAACGGTCTGAACTGACCAGAGCCGAACGGGCGCAACGGATGCGCGACCAGAGCCGTGAGTCAAAGCGACGGGCAAGAGCCAGAAAGCAAGAGGCGATATGATTTATCTTGGCATTGATCCAGGGGTAACAGGTGCGGTCGCGGCGATCTACTCGAACGGAACGGTCACATCGGTTCCGCTCCCAGTTCTTAAGCGAGCCAGCCTGTCTAAGAAAGCGAAGGACCGGCACTATGTTGATCCGCTTGAACTGCACAGGCTGCTGGACAAGTACCGGCCAATAGAAAGCGTGGTATTTTTAGAGCGTACTCAGGCAGGTATGAAGGGAGCGATTGCGAACTACTCACTGGGTCATTCTAGCGGTGTCATTATGGGCGTCTTGGCCGCGCTACGCCTGAACTACACTGAAGTCAGGCCGCAGGAGTGGAAGAAGATGTTTGGGCTGCTAACGGCCAAGGCCGACAGGGGTATGGAGAAGAATGCAAAGGCCAAGAAGAATAAGAACGCCAGCCGAGAAGTCGCACAGGCATTATTCCCGTCCGTCTCACTGAAGCGTGTGAAGGACGATGGCCGCGCCGAGGCGTTACTGATCGCAGAATACGGTCGGCGCATCATGACGGCGGTGATTGATTGAGGAGACGATGATGACCGACACGCGAGCGCTGGCAGAAGAGATAGCTGGTGGACACTATGAATGCGACGATTCTTGGTACTCATGCCCCTTATCGCCTGATGGGTGTGCAGACAGTAGGCAAGAGGGATGCACATGTGGGCGTGACAGTCTTGTGCAAAAGATCGACGCAGCCCTGGCCGACGAGCGGCGGAAGGTGTGGGAAGAGGCGTATGAATACGTCAAGCAACACCACTTCAATGTTGTAACAAGTAAGCACGCGACTAAAACTTGCGTGGTGCTTGAAGACTATTTTCGCGCCCAGGCCCAGGCGGGGCCGGAGGAGAAGGGGGGGGCATGAAGCCAACGAGTGACGAGCAGCTATCTAAGTTGCCGAAATATGCCAGCGATGAAATTGTGGGACTGAGGCGACAAGTTGACAGACTGAAATCTGAATTGGTCGCGCAGCAAGGCGCAACGCCCACGAAAGTCAAATGGGGATGGGAACTGAAGGGTGAGGCGTTCGGCTATTTGAAGGATGACGAGACGGTGTTCTTTTCGGTGCCTCGTGGGCGGTATATGAGCAAAATTAGAGTGACGATGAAGCGTGACCAGAACGGCATCAACATCAATGCAGATGGGACGCTGGTGATTGAGTGCGGATCGTCCAATGATTGCACGATACGATTAAAGCAGGATTAGGGAGGCCTCATGAGCACGGCGCGGTGGAGTAATCAAACCAAGGAGGACGACGATGATAAACAGAGAAGAAATCGCAAGAGTGTGCCACGAGGTCAACCGTGCCTACTGCCAAGCACTAGGCGATATGAGTCAGCCTTCATGGGAAGATGCGCCGCAATGGCAGAGGGTGAGTGCTGCGCTTGGTGTGGATCTACATATCGAAAACCCTGATGCAGGACCGCAAGCCTCGCACGAAAGTTGGATGAGACAAAAAATTCAGGATGGGTGGGTCTATGGGGATGTAAAGAATCCTGACCTGAAAGAGCACCCATGCTTGGTGCCGTTTCACGAATTGCCAAAAGAACAACAAGCGAAAGATTTTATTTTCAGGGCTGTTGTTCATGCGTTGAGCGAATTAGCGTAGCAGGAGGTAGAGCATGTGGAGCAAAGAGAGGCCGAACACGGTGGGTTATTGGTGGTGGAGAAGGGACCATAAATCCGAACCTATTATCGTTCATTTGCCGGTTAGTGACGCCAATGGGGTGCCGTGTTATTGGTCCCACGGGGTTATGGAACATCCTATGCCATACGGTGAATGGCAACCGGTCCACGGTCCGGTGGAGTAACAAGGATGACGTATGTGGATCTTAGTCGTGCTAACATTGTTCGTTGAAACAGGAAATGTACAGGCCGAATGGGTGAGGCATTATCGCAGATGTAGAAGACATCTCAGAAACCTGTGACCGAAGGAGGCGTGAATGGAACGGTATATCGTGGTCGAGGGTGAGCCGGTGGGACCGGCCCATTATGTACAACAGTTGGCGGAGGCGGTGGCGGTGGCAAAACATCACGGAACGCGGGTCGTGATGGATGTGTACGATGCGGAACAGTTGTTGGCGCTGTTGCAGCAACCAAAGGAGGCATGATGCGTGAGGATGTGGCGATAGCTGTGGGGGATTGGATTCGGTTCTATAACAACGGGCGGCTAGTCATTGCACAAGTCGAATATATCCGGTTGGTGGTTGGCGGCTATACGGAATACTGCACAGACCAAGGCGTGACTCGTGAAGTGTTGGAGGTACGGAAAACGTGAAGCACCAGGCAGATTGCAAAGCCATTGTTGATCCTGAGTGTGGCCCTTGTACGTGCCCCGCCCCCAGCGCGTTGAGCAGGGAGCAGGTAGAGTCGCGCATACACTGGTACGGTGGGGAGAACTACCACCTTTATCGAGATAGGTGGGCCGATGAATTACTGGGCCACGACACTGCCCAACGCCAGGCCCTCGCCCAGCAGGCGCAGGAGATCGAGCGGCTGACCAAAACGCTAGCATTGAGCAGCCAGCAGGCTGTTGAGCATTTTGCACGCACACAGGAGCTTGACCAGCAACGTGTGGCCGCGATGGAAAAAGCCGAGGCCGCGCACGCCTGGGTGGCATATACGCGGAAGGAGATCGAGCGGGTGAAGCGGGAACTTGGCAAGGCGCAGATGGAACGCTACCACTGGGAAGGGATCGCGCTTGGCACACAGCCTGACGCAGTTCGCCTAGTCGCGCAACTCGCGGCCATGACCAGGGAGCGGGATATCTGCAAGAGGCAGCACGACATCGTGCAGGCAGAGAATGAGCGATTCAGGGGGATCAATGCCAAGCTTCAGGCGCGGGTGCAGGAGTTGGAGCTTGACGTAACGCACAGAGATAGAACCGTGCAGGAGCATATAGCCAAGCAGCAAGAGCTTCAGGCCACCCTCACGGAGCGGGAGGCGAGGATAGCCGAACTGGAAGCGCTTCTATTGAAGTCGGAGCAGAGAATGAATGATATCATGTCGAATACTCGTCTGCTCCGCAGGGAGTTTGACATGTGGGAGGCACGACTAGCCGAGTTGCGCTCCGATGACTAACAGTATAGTCGTTATTTGACAGGGGCCGTGGTCGGTTCGCCGGTCACGGCATCTTTCACCGCCTTTGCTCCATCCTTACCGTCCTGCGCCACTGTCTCCGGCACCGTCAGGACATCTTGCACCACTTGTTTGATCTGCTTCCAGGTGCTACAGCCGGTCATCGAAAGTGTCAACACAAGAATCAATAAGCCGGTCATGATACAGTCTCCTTTGGTTTGTTGTTGTCCTTGTTCGCGGAACCTGCGGAACTGCCGAAAAAGTATTGAATCACAGAACCGAGTGCAGCGACCAACGCCCCTAGCAGCATGAGCATGGCGTCATGCGAAGCCGTGGGCATCTCAATAAACATGAGGGCCAGTAGGACGAGAAAGAATCCTCCGGTGACAGACACCGAGAGCAT